TGGCGCGCCGGGAGCTCAGGGCGCGCAGGGCGCCGCCGGCACGGCCGGACCTCAAGGAGCTCAGGGGGCGACCGGCCCGCAGGGGTCCCAGGGATCGCAGGGGTCGCAGGGCTCGACGGGTACTGGCGCGCAAGGAGCTCAGGGCGCGCAGGGAGCTCAGGGCGCGCAGGGAGCTCAGGGCTCACAGGGAGCGACCGGATCTGCCGGAACCATCTCCACGGCCACCACGACCTTCACCTCCAACGCCTACACGCTGGCCCTCGGAGACGCGAACACAGCGCAGCAGGCTTCCAACGGTTCAACGGCTGGGACCATCACCGTCCCCACGAACGCCTCCGTCGCCTTCTCTGTCGGCACGGTCATCACGTTCACCCAGACTGGCTCGGGCAAGATCCAGATAGCCGCGGCGGGTGGCGTGACCATCGAGTCGTCCGTATCGGGTGGGTTCTCGTCGGGATCGACCGGGTGCAGGGCGCAGTACTCCACCATCGGCCTGCTCAAGACCGCGACGGACACCTGGGTTATGTCGGGGGACGCGGCGTGACCGCGGGTTCTCGCCTCGGCCTGTGGTACGAGTCCCTCTCTCCGCTCAGTACCGGCTTTTCCACCGCTCCGTCGTTGCGTGGGCACAACGCCGTCTATTTCAAGACCTCACCGGTTAGCATCACGCTCCCAGTCACCACCAATGCCGGTGACTGCATCATCATGTGCGTGGAAGGCGACCTCGGCGCTTCTGGTCCGGCCAGCGGATCTGGAGCCGGTGCCACCTGGGTTACCACTTCCTCAAACGGCGCCACCGGCACATACAACTACTTAACGCACCTGGTGGTCGGGTACAACACCTCGGCTTCGCAAACGACCTGTAGCGTCACCCTGCCGGGTTCGGGCACCACCCAAATCAACATCCAGACGAGCGTGTGGAGCAACTGCAAGACCAGCGGCAGCCCAGTTCATGCCACCGCGGTGAACTATGGGGACAGCATCAGCTCGTTGTCGGTAGGACCATTGTCCTATGTCGCCAACCAGCTCGTTATCGAGGCATACGGTTCGCCCAACGGCGGCAACAACGGCAACACCTGGTCGAACAGCGCGACGAACAACTCGATCAACGACGTGGGAAGCAACCCTCGATTCACACTCAACTACATCATCCCCAACAGCTCGGGCAGCACCTCTTTGACATCATCAAATAACAACGGGCCGGCCACTGAGGGCCTGGTGTTAGCCACCATCGACCCCACCCACTGAGAAGAGAGTCACATGCCAGTTCTCGGACCAGGACCCACTTCCGGTGACCTCTACACGGTCGGGTATCTCATCAACCGGACCTTCGACCTCCTGCTCGTACGCCGCCCGGGAGGATCTCTCGGTGCTCCAGACCGGCATCGGCACGGGCGACACCACGCTCACTAACCTGCACGCGCTCTGCTTGTGGTCCGATGGCACCTCCAACTGGCTCACTCTCGCAAAGACGTAGTCAGTAGGTCACGTCGAAGAAGAACAGTTGCACGAGCCGGCCGAGCTCGTTGCTCGCCTCGAAGGCCGAATAGCTCTCGGCCGAGTGGATGAGGGACGCGTCCCAGATCACCAGGCGGTTGTACACGCCGGCCACGGTCTCGACGAATTGCCACGAGTCCCGATCGGTGTAGCAGGCGGGGTCCGACGCCATGGTGACCGAGTCCCGGCCGCGCCGGGCCCGGTTCTCGGGGTCGCGCCAGAACGAGGTCCCCGACTCGGTGTGCGGGTTCAGGTAGATGGCCGCGGCGTAGTCCTGGTTGTCGGAGTGGTACACGAGCTCGTCGTCGGCCGTGGTGAGCTGGAACACGCCGTTGGCGTCGTACTCGGTCCAGCGGCTCACCGGCGTCCCGAGCAGGCGGCCGAATTCTTCGCGCAGGTACGGCCACAGGTGGCGCTCGGTCGATCGCCGGCCCTTGAACCAGCGCAGATCCTCGTGGTACAAGCACCCGAGCGCGAGGTCACGCACACCCTCGGGGTCGGTCAGGAAGTCGTCGACGACGACGAGCTCGGGCAGGGCACCTTGGCGAAAGTCCATGCCATGACCCTAACCCAGCCTGGGATACAGTGGCATACATGCCCAGCGTGTCCCTGTTCACCCCCAGCCATAACCCTCGGTTTCTCGACGAGGTCTATGACTCGCTCCTGACCCAGACACGCGGCGACTGGGAGTGGATCGTCCTGCTCAACAACGGTGCGTCGTGGGCGCCGCCGGTCGACGACCGGGTCAAGGTCCACACGGCCGGCCCCGTCCCGGGCGTCGGCGCCGCCAAGAAGCTCGCCTGCTCCTACGCCACGGCCGAGATCCTCGTGGAGCTCGACCACGACGACCTCCTGCTCCCGGCCGCCGTGGAGGCCATCGTGGCCGAGTTCGAGCAGGAACCAGGGGCCTCGCTGGTCTACTCGGACTTTGCCCAGATGAACGAGGACGGGTCACCCAACTTCGACGAGTTCGACCCCGGCCCGGGCTGGCGCTACCACGACGAGGACAAGTGGCACGTCTGCGAGGCCCTGCCGGCCACCCCGCACAACGTCAGCTACATCTGGTACGCGCCCAACCACGTCCGCGCCTTTCGCCGGGAGGCATACGAGCAGGTCGGAGGCTATGACGGGTCGCTCGGGGTGGTCGACGACCAAGACCTCATGTGCCGGCTCTACCAGGCGGGCGACTTCGCCGGCATCCCCGAGCTGCTCTATCTCCAGCGCATCCACCCGGCCATGACCCAGAAGGTCCGCAACGCCGAGATCCAGGTCAAGACGGTCGAGCTCTACGACCGCTACGTGCAGGACAACGCCCTGGCTTGGGCCGCTCGGAACAAGCTGCTCTGCCTCGACCTCGGCGGCGCCCACAACTCGCCCCCGGCCTACGTCCCGGTCGACTGGAGCCTCGGCTCCGACGCCCATCGGGTGCTCCACGAGCACGCCGGCCGAGTGGGGGTGATCCGTGCCGTGGACTTCTTGGAGCACAACGACGCCCTCAAGATGATGACCGACATCTGGCGGGCCCTCGCCCCCGGCGGGATGCTGCTCTCCATGACCCCGTCGACGGACGGCCGCGGGGCCTTCTGCGACCCCACCCACATCTCGTTTTGGAACGAGCTCAGCTTTCGCTACTACACAGACCCCGAGTACTCGAAGTACCTCCCGGTGCCCCCGCCCCTGTTCCGCCTCTCCCGCCTGGCGACGGTCTACCCGAGCCCCTGGCACGAGGACAACCAGGTCCCCTACGTCCTATCCAACCTCGTGAAGGAGTAGGGGGGTAGCATCTCGGCCATGGCTCAGGGATCACTCACCACGTCGAAGGACCTGGCAACGCTGCTCAAGACCACGGTCACCCAGTTCCAGGGCACGGCCCCGACCTCGGACGGCCTGGGAGAACTCATCTCGGCCATCAACACGGCCATCTACGGCTTCTCGCCGGCCGGCGGCCGGCCCGCTCAGTACCTCGGGCCCACGGGCGCCATCGCTGAGACCATGGACCGGGCCTCGACCACGTTCGCCTACGCGTCAGTGGCCTCGGGCACGCTCTACTTCTCGGCCCTCTACCTCCCGGTCAACACTGTCGTATCGAACCTCAACACCGTGACCGGGTCGACGGCGTCGAGCGGCGTGGCGCACAACTGGATGTGCCTGTGCGACAACAACCGGAACCTGCTCGCCATCTCGGCCGACAACACCAGCGCCGACCTCACCGCCAACACGCTTGAGACCTACGCCATCGCCAACGTGGCGGCCGGCGCGGCGACCAGCTTCACGACCACCTACAGCGGGCTCCACTACGTCGGCTTCATGATCGCGACCGGGACCACCCAGCCGACGATCCAGGGGCAGACGGACCTGAGCTCGACCATGATGGGCCTGGCGCCCAAGCTCTGCGGAACGTCCGACACGTCGCTCACGACTCCGTCGACCTTCCCCAAGCAGTTCACGGCCATCACGTCGGCCGCGAGCCAGTTGTACATGTTCGTGTCCTGATCGGTGCCGAGCATTGAGGACTTCTGCACCCTGGCCATGGCCCAGGTCGGCGTTCCCTACGTCTACGGCGGCGTCAATCTCGCGAGCTCTCCTGACCCTGGCCTGGACTGTTCGGGGCTGCCCTATGCGGTTAGCTTGGCGCTCGGCCAGGAGATACCTCGAACCTCGGAAGCTCAGTTTGCGGGTCTCCCTCGTGTCGACGCGTCGGCCATCCGGCGCGGCGATCTCATCTTCTACGACGTGCCTGAGGACACCGATCCGCAACCGGCCCACGTTGCGATCTGGTGGAACTCCCACACGGTGCTCCAGGCGCCGCACACCGGCACGGACGTACAGTTCTCGGCGCCTCTGCCGTACACCATCATGGGCTACGGCCGGCTGCCGTTTCCCGACGCTCCAATCCCCCCACCACCACCCAAACCGGAGGCTTTGACGCAAATGGGAGTCGCAATCGCACAGAACGGGGACGTGATCTCGACGTGGGTCGGCAAGGACGGCACGCCGGCCGCCGGGCACGCGTTCGTGATGACACAGAAGGCCGGCACCCAGGGCCAGCCCCCGACCGGGCAGAACACCAGCATCATCGACGTGACGGCCACCTGGCCGTTCTTCCAAGTACAGGAGGGCTAACGCCATGAACACCCAGCAGATATCCGCGGTCGTCCGTCAGGTACTCGCCGTGGTGGCGGTCATCATGGGCGCACTCACCCAGGCGGTCAGCAACATCCACCTTCCGGTCGCCGTGTCCTCGGTGCTGGCCTTCGTGGGCGGCCTGATCCTGGTCGTCGAGCACTACGTGTCCGACCCCTCGACGGGCTCGACCACCCCACCGGCGAGCTCGACCCCGGCGGCCCCAGCCGGCGCCGAGTCTCTGCCACACGCCTGAGCCCCATCGTGGTTGGGGAATGGAGCTCGCGGGTATCGACCCAAACTGGATCATCGCTGGCCTCGCCGCAGCAGGGGCCTTCGTAGGTATCTGGAGGTTCACCGCGCATGTTCTCTCAGAGCGCCGCGAGCGCCGCAACCGCCAGGACCGCCTCTGGGAGGTCGTATTCGGCTCGGCGGCCGAGTCGGACCACGGTGTTGTCTACCGGGCCGAGACCGCAGGACTCCTACAGCGTGTGGCATCCCTTGAAGCGCGAGCGGGCCATGAATCGACAGGTTGACCGCCGTGACCTCCTGCTCGGCGCCCTGGTGGCCTTCGTGGTGGCCCTGCTCGTCTTTCTGCTCGTGCTCGGGGCCCTGACCCTCCACGACGTGAGCACGGCCGGCACCAACCACTCCGAGACCGTCCACCTGCTCCACCAAATCTGCCGGGCCGTGCACGCGACCTGTTGACAAGTCACACTCTCGGGATACACTGGGATACATGGAACAGGAACCCAGCAGATTCGAGATCCGCTACACGTCCGAGGGCTGGCGCGTGTGGGACCGCAAGTGGGAGATGTACCACGGCTCCCCCGAGCTGAACTACTCGTCGGCCGACAAGAAGTGCCGGCTGATGAACCACCAGGATCGGTGTCCCCCGCCCCGGCCCGCCATGGACGGCACCCGCCAGGTCGACGTGTCCAACAACGGCTTCGACCCCGTGAACGGCTCGCCGGGCTACTGGCTGAGCGACCGGGGCGCCGACCGGATGTTCGGGGGCGAGTACTGATGGAGACCTCCGAGCAGACCAACGAGATCCAGGCGGCCCTGGTGGCCTTCCACCTGGAGCACCCCGACGTGAAGAAGGATTCCCAGAATCCCCATTTCCGCAACACGTTCGCCTCCCTGGCGGCCAACATCAACGCGGCCGACGAGGTCGCGGCCAAGCACGGCCTGTGCGTGGTGCAGCTCATGGACACGCTCTCGACCGACGACCGCATCTACGACGCCCTCACGACCCGCATCTGCCACACGTCGGGCCAATGGATGCAGGCCACCATGCGACTCCACTTGCCCAAGGACGACCCCCAGGGTCAGGGCTCGTCGATGACCTATGGCCGCAGGTACAATTACCAGGGCGCGTACGGTCTGGTCGCCGAGGACGACGACGCCGAGGCGGCCGTGGCGCCGGCACGCTCGGCCCCCGCACAGTCGAGCTCCTCCGGCTTCTCGGGCTCCTACGACCGTTCGCCGGCGGCGCCGTCCGGCCAGGCCACCACCAAGCAGATCAATTGGACCCGGCGCCTGTTGCGGGACAACGGCTACCTGAACCCGTCCGACGTGATCGCCTACGTCAAGACGCTCAAGGTCGACTTCCCGGCCAACTGGGACGGTGACGCCGGCACGGCTCCCCGCGAGCTCGTGTCGGCCATCATCGACGACCTCAAGGATCAGTGACCTATTTCGTGCTCGGGGTGCTCGTCACCCTGGGCCTGTTCGCTCTGGCCTACGCCATCGCGGACTGACCCGTGGCGCCGGGTCGTTGACACAGTGTTGACGGTAGGTTCATAATCGGTAGAGAACAGGAGGTGCTCACCATGTTGAGACTCGACACGGAACAGTACGACCGGGCGGCCGAGGTGCTGGCCAAGGCGCTCGTTGTCTGCGAGGACGCCGGCTACCGGACCAAGCTCGCGCAGGCATACCAGCTCCTCGAGGCGCTCGGGGAGGACTTCGACGTGGAGGCCATCGACGAGGGGCCCTGGAAGGACCGCAACGTGGTCGTGCCCGGCACGAGCTACATCGGCACGGTCTACTCGGAACCCAACGCGGTGGGGAACGTGCGGGTCGACTACCAGGACTGGACCGGGCGCCACCTCTGGGGCTCCTACAACTGTGCCGACCTCCAGCCGGCCCGGCCGCTGGCGACCGACGAGGCCGACTGGGCCATCGCAGAGGCGGCGGCCATCGTGGCAGACCACAACCGGGCGCTCGGGGCCGACTGATGCACGTCCTACTCGACCTGTTCCGGCTCGTCGGCTTCGTCGGCGCGCTCGTGTTCCTCGGGTGCGGTGTCGTTGTGTTCGTCGCTGAGACCCGCCGGCGCCGGCCGTGGTGGCGCGAGGAACGGCACCAGGACTGGCGGCGCAGGTGGTAGCGCGCTCGGAGGGCGAAGAACTGTTGGTGTGGGAGCTCAAGGCCAACCGCATCCCCTTCGAGCGTGAGGTCCCGGTCTGCGCCGATCGCAACTGGCGGTTCGACTTCGTGCTCCCTGACGTGGGCTCCAACCGGCCTCACTGGTTGGCCGTGGAGATCGACGGCGGCGCCTACAGCGGCGGTCACCGGCGAGGCGCTGCGGCCGACAGCGAGTGCGAGAAGATGAACCGGGCCGCCATGGACGGCTGGACCGTGCTGCATTTCACGCCGGCCATGGTGCGTGACGGCCGGGCCATTGTCACAATCAAAGAGACCCTCGGAGGTGAGTGGGCATGACGTTCGAGCGTGCCGTAGGTCTGTTCCTTATCGGTCTGGTGGCCGGCGTGGGCCTGTTCGTGTTTATGAGCATCATCGGGACCGCCACTCCGTGAACCGACTCCCGACCCCCAACGATGCACTCGCCGCGGTCCGCTACGTGGTGGGCGTCGACCCCATGGTGAAGAACCGCCGGCCCGTGGTGATCCGAGCTCGCCGGCTGCTGATCCACGCGCTGCACGAGATCCTTGGCCTGGGCCCCACCGAGATCGGCCGGCTGCTCGACCAGAACCACGCGACCATCCACCACCACCTCCAGGTGCCCTACGAGTACGACGTGATGCAGCTCGTGATTCAGAGAATGTCCGACGTGCTCACCGACGAGCACCGGAGGCTCCAGCAAGAAAGGGCAACGGAATGGCTGATGCGGTGATCCAAGACGACCTGTTCTCCCAGCCGCCGGCCGTGGCGGCCGAGACCTCGAAGGCTGCCGCGGAGCAGATCGTCCCCAACGTGGCCTCTCTGCGCCGGGCGGTCTACGACTTCTTGCGCATCCCGGCGACCGACGAAGAAATCGCGCACGGGCTCGCGCTCAATCCGTCGACGGCCCGGCCTCGACGTGTCGAGCTCGTGGCGGCGGGTCTGGTGCGTGACTCGGGCACCCGGCGCCGCACGGTGTCGGGCCGCCAGGCGATCGTGTGGGAGCGCTCTCCCGAGCTCTGAGCGCCCACCCCGGTAGCGAACCGGGTGCGATCCTCTCGTGGGCGGGTGTGCGTACCCGTTGACCTTTCGGCCCCCGGGCATTTTTTCGGTTCCGTCAGACGTACTCTTGCGCTTCGGGCACTCGGGCGACGACCGCCAGCAGTGCCCGGGCCTCGCCCATCGCGAGCCGTACACTCTGGCGCGTGTTCCGTCGATACTGACCGGCAGCGGTTCGTATCTCGTCGGCCGCCACAGTCGCCAACTTGGTGACGGCCCGCGCCTCGTGCGGAGTCAGGCCGGCCCGGCCGCCGGGCACCCACTCGCCGGCCACGGCCACCACTTCGGTAATGCGCTTGAGTTCGGGCGCCCAGCTCCCGGGCCCGTCGAGCGGCATTGTGCGGCCGTCGGCACCGATGCCTGCCAGCAACCGGCCGGCGGTCTCTTGCGCCTCGTCGGGCGCGAGCGCCTCGACGGTCCCCACGAGCTCGACGCGGTACGTGCGGATGATCTGCTCTGACACTTGGGGTCCTCCTGTCCTTCTGCGGGTCGCGCCGGCCGATCTGACCGGCGGCCCCTCGGGCGGCCGAGCTCGTGGGGACTCGGGCGCCCTGGGGGCAATCAGCCGAGGACGTACAGCGCCACCACGACGGCCAGGCAGGCCAGCATGAGGCCGGCGGCCCGGCCGAGGTTCGCCACGACCTCACACCATTCCTCGTGCGTCAGGCCGGCGAGCTCCCGGCGTAGGCGCCGCCTCACTGGTCGTCCCCGATCGGCTCCAGGCCGTCGAGCGCTACCAGGACGTGCGACACGAAGGACGTACGCTCCAGCAGGCCAACGGGAATGTCCGTGCGCACGTCGGCGCCGGGCACGATGTAGCCGCGCTGGTCGGGGTCCAGTCGGACGATGTATCCCGAGCGGCGGCGGCGGTCGTCGGTGAGCCACGACCCCCACCCCACCAGGGTCCCGGTGCCGTTGCCGAAGCTCACGCGCTGGCCGTGGGCCAGTTCTCGTGCCATGAGTGAATCCTCCTGTTCTTGTTCCGGCCCTGTTGCCGGCGGCCGGGTCCCTGTTGCCAGGTGGCCCGCCCGTTGACCTCAGGGACGCGGCCGGCTCACATGGTGCGCCGGTGCCCGGCCACGCGTGCCGGCCGACGCTCGACCGGCACGCGTGCGCCGCAGTAGAAACAAGGCACGTCGTCGGGCGACCAGGTGCGATCAGGCACGGACAGGGTCTCGACGGACGGCCGCGCCTGGTAGAGCTCGTCGTCGTCGTCGTCGTCGTGGTCGAGCAGCTCGGAGAATCGGGCCCTCATGTCGTCGTGCCCGGCCGTCGTCCTGGTCTCGTTCCAGTGTTCGCCGGCCCGGCGCACCCATGCGCGCTCGGACTCGTCGGCCCGGCGGTCGAGCTCCCATCCACAGGTGCACGACGCCCGGCGGCCATCGTCGTCGAATTGCCAGGTGTGGCGCTCGGTGGCGCCGGCGTGGTCGGCCAGTCGGGCCCGAGCCGAGTCGATCTGGGCCCGGTGCTCGTCGTCGGCGGCCAGCTCGGCCGGCGTGCTCGGGCGTGCCGACTGGAACAGGCTCGCCGCGGCGACGGTCGCACCGTCGGCCGTTGCGTACACGAGCTCGTCGCCGGCCGGGTCGCCCACGTCGAACAATGAATCCTGATGCATCACGCTGTATCCCTCCTGTTCAAAACGCCGGTAGGTCCGGCACGGTCGAGAGTCGCTCCGTTTCGATGGCCCAGGCCTCGACGGCCCGAGCGTCGAAGATGTCACGTCCCGACAGTGTGGTCGCCGGGGCGGGGAACGGAACCGGAAGCTGCCCGCGGCGAGTCCTGGCGCGCCACTGGGCGACTGCGTTCGTGGTCACTCCGAGCCATTCGGCGACCTCGGACGGCCCGAGCAGGTCGGCCAGCGTCGGCTCGGAGTCGTCGTAGAGCTCGTGCCGGCGGCCGTCCTGTAGGGCCATGACGGCTCGCACGAGGCCATCCCAGAAGGTCTCAACGTCAAGGCCCATGTTCGCGGCGACCTGGTCGGGAGCGAACCCGCGGTGCGCATCGCACAGGTGCCGGCGGATGAATCGGCGCGTCCTGTCGTCGGCCAGGTAGTACGCGTCCCATTCGCCCGAGCTCGTGCCGGCACGCTCGGCCGTCGACGGGGCCGGTGGCAGTTCCAGGTACGTCCCGCCCATGTACGTGTCGAGCAGGTCGACGCGCTCGGCCGCCGTGGTGACGTGAAGGTCGGCCATCAGATCCGCGCTCCGTTGAAGATGTCGTGCTCGTGGTCCGCCCAGCTGCGGCAGGTCGAGCAGGTGCGCCGGTCGCCGGCCGCCAGGTAGCCGAAGGACTCAAGCGTGTCCTCGAGGCCAACTGCGATGTCGGCCCGGTCGGCCAGGTCGGCGCGGTCGAGCAGCTCGACGAGCCGGGCCGCTTCGGTGGGGTCCATGTATGTCATGGTCTGCATTGTCTTTATGCAGGTCAGGGTGTCAAGGTGCCGTGACAGTGAACGCAGGATCGTTGCGCGAGGTTGCACGGATCGTGCGTCCCAGAGCCCGGCCGGCGCAACGGATCGGCATTACCACGACGGCCGGTTGTCCACGCGCCACGAGCTCCCGACGACGGCGATCCTGTCATGCGTCCGTGACGGTCCAGGCCAGCACCACCACCAGAGGCCGGCGCCACCTGGTCGAGCCCTACCGCCATCAGGCACCCGGCCGGCGGCCGTCCGTCCTGGTCAGACCATGGGGACTGTCATGGTGGCGTGACGGCTCTGGAGGCTCCCTCCCTCCCTCGGCTGGCGATGGGATGGGACCAGACCGTCACACCGGGGCCATCGACCGGTCGCATAGTCCCTGGTCAGAGGCTTGCGCCGGGCCCATTTGGCCCACCCAGCCAGGAGCAGTTGAAGCTGAGGCGTCATCCACCCACACGTTTCAGAAATTTTCGGGAGGGTGGCGAGCTCCCTGGCCTCGAGTTCCCGGGTTTCATGCGGCGCAGGAGCGCAGCCGCAGGCGAGCATCCGAGCATCAGGGCGCCAGCCCTGTGCCTTTCCTGCCTGGCGGCATAGATCTGAGAAGGGGTTAGCGGCCTCGGGCCCAAGAAAATGATCCACGCGCTCGCAGAGCCTCAGCCGGGCCAACCCCTCGGGCACCTTGATTCCCATCTCTGGGACAGCCCTAAGCGAACGCCCTCTTTAGCCAGGGTACGAGCACTCGTGTGCTTGAATCCTGCGGAATAGGGTTGCATTCTGCGCCTTCCGTGTTAGGATGTCAATGCTTGAATCCGCTGAATATGTAACGGCCCGGTGCTCCTACCCCTGGAGTGCCGGGTCGTTGCGCGTCCGGGGGGTTGTCTTTCGCCCGGCCTTCCCTTACACTGACCTCGACCGAGCCGCCTCGGTCTGCATGGTTGGTCGGGGGTCCCGGTTCACCTCCTGTTCTTCGGTGCGGCGCCAACGCACTCGGGCCGGGGCCCCTTGACCATGCACCCCTGATGCATTACACTGGGATGCGTGATGCTCGGATTGGCGCTTCGACTCGGACTGGCCGCACCGCTGCCCTTCATGGTGCACCACCAGGCCCCCGCGCCGCCGCCAGCCGCCATCCGCGTCGAGCTCCCGGCCGTGGCCACGGCACCCCCGACGGCCACCACCACCACCACCACGACCACGGCCCCCGCCAAGTGCTCGCTCACCTGGACCCTGGTCTCGCCCTACTCGTTCGGCAACGCTGACGGCGAGCTCGCCCCGCCCGGCACCACCGGGACGTGGTCGGTCCCCTGCTCGGCCGTTCCCGCCACCGAGGCGCCCTTCCCCTCCGACACCGTGTTCGACGTGGAACATGACTGACGCTGAGCGGTTTTGGTCCCGCATCGTGGTGCGACCCTCCGGTTGCTGGGAGTGGCAGGGTTCTAAGAACGGCAAGGGCTATGGGTTCTTTCGTATCTGGGGCAAACAACGGCAACCTCACCGGGTTGCGTATGAGGTCTTTGTCGGACCCATCCCAGAGGGGTTCCACATAGACCACCTGTGCCGCAATCCTCCATGCTGTAACCCCGACCATCTGGAGCCGGTTACACCCAGAGAGAACGTGATGCGTGGTGAGGGGTTTGGCAGGGTGAACGCAGAGAAGGTGTCATGCCCAAGGGGTCATCCTTATGACGCCGTATCTATTGACGGTGACCGTAGGTGCCGTCGATGTGATGCAGCGAACGCCAGGCGACGGTGGCACGCCAAGAAGGAGGCTTCGTGACAAACGAACTACCCGACGAGATGGTGGCCGCCGCGATGGATGCCGTGAGTGTCTCCGGGTACGACTCAGCGCTGCCCTATGCCGAGGCCGTCGCCAGGCGGGTCCTCACCGCTGCCGGTGTCCCCGAGCTACTGGCCGACCGGGATGAATCCTACCGAGCCGCGGCTGACGCTGAGGAAGCCCGTGACGCCGCTGAGGCCACCATCGCCCAGCTACGAGAGGGGAAGTGGCGAGCGGAGGCGAACTACCTCGCCATCTGGGACCGCCTAGCTCTCGCCGTGGACGTGATTGAAGCCGCCAGAGGACACCGCCATTCATTCGGCGGCGGGGAACTAGATGACGCAATAACGGCTTATGACGCCGCCGCCCTCGCCACCAACCCCAAGTAGGACGACGAGGAAAGGACCCCCGATGAGTGACGACTGGGATACCGAAAAAGGCGTGACGTGCGTGGTCTGCCCCAAGTGCGCATTCACGTTCGACGCTTGCCATGCAGACGAAGGCGGCGGGTACTCATGCCCAGCGTGCGCTGAGCTGGCCCAGGAGGCCACCATCGCCCAACTACGAGCCGAGAAGGACGCCCTGAGGCTAGACGTGGAGCGCCTGGACGAGGCTTTGGTGGTGACGTTGGAGCAAAACGCCCAACTACGAGAGGCGCTGGACCGAGCGATGCTTTCGGGCTGTTCGGGGTGCACCACGCAGGGCATCTTGCAAGCCGCTGCCGCCGCCCTCGCCACCAACCCCAAGGAGGACGGAGATGGCTGACCGACTGACCGAGCCGGTCATGGTCCGACTGACGCCCGAGGACTACGCCGCCCTCCTGGCCGATGCGGAAGAGCAGGAACGGACGGTGGCGCAGACGGTCAGACTCGCGGTGAAGCGTTACCTCGCCACCAAGATCGCGGCGGAAGGTGACGCACTGACACACTCCTCGGCGGAAACGTCGGGTGGTGGGGCCATCGGCCCGCCGTCACTTTCCGCCGCCACCAACCCCAAGGAGCCGCACTGTCCGGGCTGCGGGCAACCGTTGACCGACGCCACGGGCGACTGGCAGTGCCATCGGTGCCAGAGGTTATGGCCCCGCAGTTACTTCGCCGCCACCAACCCCAAGGAGGACGGGTGAAGATCGAAGTGGAACTGGAACAAGCTTTGGAGCTGGGGCGTGAACGTCAACACATGCGGGCCACCATCGCCCAACTACGAGCGGAGAAGGACGCCGCACTGGCTGTGGAGAAGGCGGCTATGGAGCGGTGCCGTGACCGAGGACGCATCATCGCCCAACTACGAGAGGCGCTGGCCGAGGCAACCGCAACCCTCAATCTGTGGGCACCCTTCATTCACGCCACGAAGCATCCGACCAGCGGTGGCGAAGTCGAGTGGACCGCCGCCCTCGCCACCAACCCCAAGGAGGTCGGGTGATCCACGCGCTAGCCGTTACCCTGGGACTGGCCTGGGGTATCTCCATGATCGCCTACGTGATATGGGACTATGTCAACTGAGAAGGAGACCCAATGACTGACACCACCCCCTCCCCCGAACCGGCGGCGCAGGTGCACTTGCCGGACCCTACGACCGGAGCCGATGCCGCTGCGGCGAGCGAACCGTCTGGTTCGCCGGCCGATACCGCTGCCCCGTCGAGCTCCGAGGGTTCGACCCCGACATCCCCGTCGTCCCTTCCCGAGTCGTCGACTACTGGCGATCCTGCCTCGTCGACTGAGCCGGACCCTACGCAGGCCGCGCCGGCGGCCTCTCCAGAGTCCAGCGACTCCGCGACGCCAGCCGAGCCCGTGACGACCGAGCAGCCCGCGGACCCGAGTGGTGCGACCAATGCCGAGCAGCCGGCGAGCTCGAACGAGCCGGTTTCGGAACCCTCGTCGGACTCTCCACCGGCCACGTCGGATTCCGCCCCCACCGCGACGGTCGAATCCCCGGCTCCTGGTTCCGAACCCTCACCCGTGTCCACTGAGGCCGGCGCGCTGGACCCTACCTCTGCCCCTGTGGAGACAGGGGCAGACACCCAACCCACCAGCGATCCCGCTGCCCCCTCCACGGAGGACTCACCGCCCAGCTCAAGCTCATCAAGCGGATCTGGAACTGAGGACCCTACGACGCCGGCCACCGAACCCTCGGCGCCGGCTACCCCCTCACCTATCGACTCGGCCGTGACCCGCATCCGAGACAAGATCGTCGATCTCCTGGCCTCCGGTGAATCCGAGCTCGACGCGGTCGAGCACGCGGTGCGCGCCCACTACGAGGCGATCATCGCCGGCCAGCAGCTCCCCCCCGGCTCGACCGAAACCGTCGTGGCCCCGGGCGGGAACCTCGCCATGCGCGGTGCGCTCGACCCCAACAACCCCATCGCCATCTACCAGGGCAAGATCGCCTCGCACTTCGACGAGGGTCTGCGCCTGGCGCACGACGCCAAGGCGGCCATCGAAGCCCTCGAAGATTCGCTCAACCGGCTCCGTGTCGGATTCTGACGCGACCAAAGTCGCGCTCGAACTCGTAAAGCTCGTCCGATGGATGGCAGAGAATCAGACCCGTACAGCGAGGGAACTGACCGCGACGATGACCTCGGTCCTCTCGGAGGTCTCGACGATTCACGCCCAGGCGGTCTCGGAGCTGGTCCTTGGGAGGATCACGCCCTCAGCCCCCACGAGCGAGCCATCATCGACCGAGCAGCCCGAGATCTGGGAGTCGAAGCCGGACGTGTGGAATTCGGCCGATATGCCTCCGCACATCCGAGCGACCTACGAGCGAGAAGCGGTGGAGGACTCACTGATGGAGATGCGGTCGACGCTCTTATCGACGCTGCCGACCGATTCGGACTCGACGACACCGGACCTTCCATCGCAGAACGGGAGCGCCTCGTCGACGTAGTGCTCGCGCAGAAGCACGCGGTCTCCTTCCCCTCGGCCCCCGACCCAAACGTCGCGACCTTCTGGGCCACGATCCCCAACGGCGGCATCACCACGAGCCGGGACAACGAGTGGATCATCAAGCTGCAAGTGGCCTGGGAGAACCGTGACGCCGCGCTGCGCCTGCTTGAAACGATCCCGATGGAACTGCTCGTGACCTTCGAGCGCCTGCCCAACGAGTGACGTGGTCGACGAGCCTCTGACGCTGCCGGCCCCGATGCTGGCCGAGATCATCCGGCGCCTGCTGCGCGTCGGCGTGCCCCCGACCGCCATCGCCAACGCCTTCGATATGGAGGCCGGCCCGATCAAAGTCGTGGCGCGCAACCTGCGCCGGGAGGTCTACGGCACCGACGAGCTCGCGGAGGCGCACACCTACTTGAACTGGCGCTCGTTTGAGGAACTGCAACTGATCCTGACCAACGGCTCGCCCGAGCTGCGGGCCAAGGTAGCCATGCAGATCCAGAGCAAGGCCATGGCGATCACGGCACGGCAGACCCCCGAAGAAGTCTCGCTCGCCCGGGCCGAGATGGCCATGCTGACCGAGGGCCTCGACATCACCGACGACGATCTCGAAGCCGAGGCCGCGGCCTACGACGAGATTCGGGCCCAGTTCGTGCCGAGTGACGACCTGGAGGAATAGTGCAACCGCGCAAGAAGCTGAACCTGTTTCCGTGGATGCGCACACTGTCCATCAAGAACAAGGACGCCAAGCTGGAGCGGTTCCCGCTCTACGAGGGGTCGGAGTTCTACTGGGCCCAGTCCGTGTTCCTGCGTGAGGTCGAGCGGCAGTACAACGCCGGCAAGCCCATCCGCATCATCGTGCTCAAGTGCCGCCAGATCGGCATTTCGACGGCCACCGAGGGACTCCTGTTCCTGTGGTCGTTCCTGTTCCCGGGCACCAACTCGCTCGTGTTGTCCAAGGACCGGGAGAACACCGAGACCATCTTCGAGATGACCAAGCTGATGTGGGACACCTGGGCCTTCAAGTCCCTGTTCACCACGAGCCGAAAGAGCTCACGCCGGCTGTCCTTCGAAGAAACGCTGTCGAACATCCGAGTGGCCACGGCCAAGGGCGACCAGGTCGGCCGAGGCACCACGGTGCGGGCCGTCCACGGATCGGAGGTCGCCTTCTGGGAGGACCCCGACGCCATCATGGGCCCGCTCACCGAGGCCATCCCCCACAAGCCGGGCACCATCATCGTGCTGGAGTCCACGGCCAACGGTGTCGGCGGGTTCTTCTACGAGACCTGGATGGCGGCCGAGCGCGGTGAGTCAGAGTACGTGCCCCTGTTCTTCCCGTGGTGGCGCCACTCGGAGTATCAGGTCAAGAAGCACAACCTGACGCCACGCATGTTGACCGAGAAGGAGAAGGCGCTGGCCGAGCGCTTCGACCTGAACCTCGCACAACTGGCCTGGCGCCGGCGCAAGATCCGCACGACGTTCAACGGCGACGAGGATCTGTTCGACCAGGAATACCCGGCCTCGCCCGAGATGGCGTTTCTCTCGACCGGCCGCAACGTGTTCGACCTCGAATCACTGGCCGACTGCTACCTCGCCCCGGGCGCCGCCAACAAGGCCGGCCAGGTGGTCGGTGTCACCCGCGGCCGGTTGATGAACCACGGCGGAACGCTCAAGCTCTACCACGAGCCCAAGGGCGAGCTGCTCGTGTTCAAGACCCCCGACCCTTCGGGGCGGATCAAGTACGTGGTGGCGGCCGACCCGGCCCGCACCACCGAGGGCGACCCGTGCTGCATCCAGGTGCTCCGACGCGACACGCTCGAACAGGTGGCGGTGTGGCACGGCTGGGCCACCCAGAACGTGCTGGCCGAGGAAATCGCCAACCTCGCCCACTGGTACAACGACGCCATTGTGAACTGCGAGATCGAAGGTGGGGGTGGTGGTGTGATCGCCGTGCTCCAGCATCTCGGGGTCCCGAACATCTGGCGCTGGCGCCTGCCCGACCGCCCGCTGCACAAGCGTGGCAACGTGCTCGGGTGGTCGACCAACTTCAAGACGAAGTCCTGGGGCATCGGCCAGCTCCAGCACTACATCTCCAAGCGCCAGCTGATGCTGCACGACGCCACGACCTACCACGCCCTGCGTGAGTACGTGAACATCGACGGGGTCGAGATGGGCCCCGCCGGCCGGGACGGCCACGACGACTCGGTCATGGCCCTGATGATCGCCCTGATGACCACCATCACCGAGGACCCGGTCAACTACGCCGAGATCTACGGCATGGGCCAGCTCGCCATCGACCAGATCCGAGCTGAGCAACCCGCGGCCAACTACGATCCTGTGGAACTGGAGATGGACACCGGAGGCTGGGGAGAGATTGAATGAGGTTCTACGAGTTCAAGTGCCCCAACCACGGCACCTTCGACACCAGGAACTACGGCCAGCACCAGCCCTGTCCCTCGTGCGGAGCGAGCTCGCCCCGGTTCTACGGCTCGGTCACGTTCGGCGCCGTGCTCCACGAGCACTACAACCCCGCCTTCGGGACCGTGGTCCGTTCCCAGCGCCACGCCCGGGAGCTGGCCAAGGTCGCCTCCGCTGAGAAGTCGGCCCAGCTCGGGATGTCCGTCGACCTCGAAGTCGTCGACGCCGCCGACCCCGACGTGCACAAGATCGACAAGGCCGAGATGGAGCACTACGCCGCGGAGACCGCAAAGGCCAACGCATGACCATGACCATGACCCAGCAAGGGTCCCTGCCGCGCTCGCCCGACGTGGAGCTCACCGACCGGCTCTACGAGATGTACCAGACGGCCCGGCGGGCCAAGCAGACCAAGCTGGAGACCTGGCGCCGGAACTACCTGCTGGCCATGAACCGCTGGGGCCGCTCGCCCGACGACCCCCGTGACTCGGAGATCTACCCCATCCTGCGCGCCCGGGCCTCGTGGATGACAGACCAGGAGACCCGCTTCAACATCGACCCGGCCACCGAGCCCTATTCGACGTTCTACGACTACGAGATGAAGCTGGGCGACCAGCTCGAAACCCTGCTCAACTCGGCCTACCGGGTGGGGTCATGGAACCGTGACATCGCCATGGCACTCTGGGACGCGCCGATCTACGGTGCCGGCATCCTCAAAGCCGGCTGGGACTCGGGCGCGCTCGGGGGCCTGGGCGACATCACGCTCGCCCGGGTCGACCCGTGGGGGTTCTACCCCGACCCCAACGGCACCAGCGACGAGGACTGCGGGTACTACTTCGAAGTCCACAAGTGGGGCATCGACGAGATCACCCGCCGCTTCCCCAACGTTCCGCTCGAGCGCCTCGAAGCAGCGATCGCCGCCGGCGACCGGGGCCAGATGGACGGCTCGCCGCAGAAGCAGGAGTTTCCCCGCTACACCCGTGACGGCATCCCGCTGAACCTGGGCCAGGGCCCGGTCGCCGTGGGTCTGCCCGGCCAGGGAACCACGCAACGAGCTCTGCTGAACCAGGGCGTGAACGTCTACGAGTGCTGGGTCCACGAGAACGTGGAGACCGAGCGCGAGTCGACCGACCCGAACCACGAGTCCCCCGAGGTCGTCATCAAGGACCAATGGCGTGTGATCGTGTTCACGAACGACGTGATCCTGCTGAACGAGACCGCCGAGGATCTGTTCGACATCGACCGTCACCCCTACTTCCGCTTCGTCGACGACGAGATCGGGGAATTCTGGTCGACCGCCCTGGTGTCGCACCTCGCGCCCCTCCAGCTGTTCATCAACCAGCTTCTCTCGGCCGCCGCCTCGAACATCCTGCTGATCTCGAACCCGGTGTTCGTCGACTACGAGGACTCGGGAATCGGGCGCACTGCGATCACCAACCGGCCCGGGCAGCGCCTCACGCTCAAGAAGTCGATCGGCCAGCAGAACCTCAAGCCCGACTGGCTCTCGCCCCCGCAGATGTCCCAGGACATTCCGAGCCTCATCGAGTTTTCGATCGGCCGCATGGAGAACATCGCCGGCCTCTCGGCCGTGTCGAAGGGCCAGCAGCCGGCCGGGCGCCAGGCCCAGCAGACGATCCAGTCCGTCCAAGAGTCCGGCTTCGTGTCCATCCGTGGGTCGCTGCGCAACCTGGAGACCACGCTCTCCAAGCTGGGCGAGTACCTGATCCACATCCTGATCGTCAACTACGACATCCCCCGGGTGGTCGCCATCGTGGGCCAGGAGGGCGAGGCGCCGGCGCTGCGACTGGCTGCGTGGCACTTCTGGGTCCCGACCAAGGAGGGCAAGGTCCCCCTCAAGTGCGCGCTGACCGTGAACGCCGGCAGCTCGGCGCCGACCTCCCGACAGGCCCGGGTGGCCGAAGCCGACGCGCTCTACGCCATGCACGCCATCCCGCGCAAGTACCTGCTGGAGACCCACCGCATCCCCCACGCGTCCGAGATGGCGCAGGAGATGGACCAAAAGGACGCCGAGGCGGCCCAGGCGGCGCTCGCCGCCAAGGGTGGGCAGGGCCAGCCACGGGGCCCGGGCACCGGCCATCCCCACTGACGTGACAGGCCGGGTGTAGCCTTCGCGCCATGGCAGAGCGTGGTGGGTACAACCCAGTGTCGAACCCCAATCCCGACGTGTCGTACCGGCGCACCGGGGTGCTGGCGGCGTTCGACGGCAACATCCGTCCCGACACGGCCAGCGACCTCCCGGCGAACGTCCGCTACCGCGACGGCATCGACTACGGGGAGTCGGAGGTTTGAGGCACGGGCGCATGATGCGCAAGCCCGGGTCTCGTCACCAGATGCGGCGCTTCGGAATGAGGCGCTCCCTCAAAAGGAGAATGTGAATGAAGCGTCGTGGCAAGGGCAAGATGGTCGCTCGCACGCTCGCCCGAAAGGGCGGTCGCGGAAAGCGCGCCTGCTGATGCCGCTCAAGCCGGGCTCTGATCGCAAGACTGTGTCTGCGAACATCAAAGAGATGATGGGCTCGGGTCACCCCCAAGATCAGGCCGTGGCGGCTAGCCTCTCGAATGCACGTCGCCACCCGGGACGAAAGGGGGTGAGGCAAATGGCTCGACGGGGACACCGTCGCTCGAAGCGGCACGGCAAGCGCTGAGCTAGCCGTGCCTTGAGCACGCAAGTGGTGGGGTGGGAGAACCGGCCAGGTAGCCCACCCCACCACCACATCATCACCAAGCAGCACCACGCATCATCGAACGAGAGAAGGAAACGTGGCACAGAACACCGGAGACAGCGTCAACCGGATCAAGAACGGGGCCGTCCTGCCGACCGGCGGGGGCAACGTGAAGATCGAGCTCCAGGGTCTCGGCACGCGTGGCAGCTACGGTTCGGAGACCTTTGAGGACCGGATCATGGCCAGCCCGCCGCAGACCGAGCAGCTTCTCCCCTAGTGGCCAAAGGCACCGGCCAGGGGGACACGCTCCAGGGCACGCTGATGGATGCGGCCCAGGCGTTGACGCGCGCGCTCGGTACTCCCGAGGCCGCGAACCCTCAGATCGCCTCCGCGATCGGCAAGCTGCAAGCGGTCACGCTTCAGCTCGCTCGCGGAGGTGGCGCACCGCCCCCCGGGGCACAGCCCGCACCTGGCGCTCCCGGCGCCGGAATGGGGCCCCCGGGGGGAGGCGCCGCAAACCCGGCCATGCCGGCCATGACCGGCGGCCAGCAGATGCCTCCCTCCCCGGGGTCAGGCGCGACCATGGGTATTCCCCAGCCCACTCCCGACGACCTGCGACGGATGATCGCGCAACAGACTGGATAGGACCGCCGTGTCGGACACTTTCCCTCGTGAAATCGAACAGGACGAGGCGACCGCGATCGCCCTCGACACCGACGCCATGCTGGCCGAGCTCCACGAGCTCACCGGCGTGCTCGCCGTCGACGAAGAATCTCCCACCCGCGAGGGGGTGGAAGAACAGCCGGCGGGGGACGAGCCGGTCGTTGGGGAACACGACGACGCGTCCGACACCGCGCCGTCAACACCGGCCGTCCCCCCTGGCTACCTTGAGTTCGAAGGGCGCATCTTGCCCGTCGAAGAAGTGCGGGCCCTGCTTGCGCTGAACGAGCGGATGAAGGCCGAGCCCGAGGTCGCCTACAGGATTCACCAGGCGGTCACCCCGACCCCCACCGCGCCGGCCGCCGAGACCATTCCCGACTGGGTCGACCAGGACGACCCGTTCCAGGTCAACATGTGGCGCGAGCAGCAGCGCACCCGGGCCGAGGCCGAGGCCGCCCAGGCCCGCCTCGCCGCGCAAAGTGAGACCGAGCGCCGGGCCCAGGTCGTCGACTCGTTCCGAGCCGGCATGGCCGAGTTCCGTTCGCAGTACCCGAACCTGACCGACGAGCAGGCGGCCATGGTGGCCGACCTCGCCGGCCGGGCCGGCATCCTCGACGGTCTGGAGCGCTCCGAGGGGAGCCTCAAGGCCGCGTTCGTCAAGGGCATGGATATGACGTTGTGGGCCACCCCGCAGCTACGGTCCGCGGTTCTTGGCGGAACGGGGGCTACAGTTCCCCCCAATGGCAAGTCAGAGGACCGCAAGGTGAAGGCTGGAGCGCTGGCCCCCGGTGGGGCGCCCGCTTCCAAGTCCGCGACTCCTGAGCGCCCAAAGACCCGAGAGCAACTGATGGACGCGATGCTCGCGGACGTGCGTGCATCCATGCAGGAGTAGGGAGTAAGGAGCCCAAATGGCCACGCCGATCTGGGGTACAAACACCCTCACGTCGCTGTCGAACCGCTGGATCATGCCGTTCATCACCGACGTAGTGTTCACCTCAAGCCCGTTGACCTTCCGTTTCAAGGCCCGCAACAAGATGGTCATCAAGGGCGGCCTCTGGATTGAGGTTCCGTGGATGTACGCCAAGCCCAACTCGGGCGGGTGGTACTCCGGTCCCGAGATCCTCCAGACCATCCCCTTCGACGTGGTCCAAGACGGGTCGATGCCCTGGGCCCAGCTCTACGACAACGTCACGGTCGACGGCCTGACGCTGAACCAGGCTGAGTCCGAGGAAAAGGCCATGGACTACCTCACGGCCCAGTTCGAGATGTCCAAGCTGAACTGGCTGGACAACCTGGCCTACGGCTTCTGGTCGGACGGGACCAACACGAAGTCGATGGTGGGCCTGCTGGCCGCCGTCGACAACGGCACCGTGGCGCCGACCTACGCCGGCCTCACCCGGTCGTCGAACACCTGGCTCAACTCCCAGGAGGACACGACCACCACCACCATGACGCTGAACGCGCTGAACAACCTGTTCGGCTCGTGCACCACCGGCGGCCGGGCCCCGACCCTCATCATCGGGACGCGCGCCAACTACGTGCGCTACCAGAACCTCAACGTGACGATCCAGCAGTTCCCCACGGCTCCGGGCCTGCGGGACCAGCAGTTCGCCGCCGCCGGCTTCGACCACCTCGTGTTCAACAACGTGCCCTGGCTCGTGGACGACCACATCCCGACCACCGGGACCGAGGGCAACCTGTTCATGCTGAACGAGGAATACTTCAAGTTCATCGTGGGCAAGGGCGGCAACTTCGTCATCGAAGATTTCGTGAAGCCCCCGAACCAGGACGCCATGACGGCGATCATGAAGCTCTACTGCCAGCTCGTCTGCACCAACCCCCAGCGCCAGGGCAAGTTCACGGCGCTGGCCGCGTAAGGAGGCTCCGTTGCCCACTGATGTCATCTCCAACCCGGCATGGGCCAACAACCCTCCCGGTGCTCTGCTCACCCCGCAGACCGACGACTACTGGGCGCTGGACCCCAACGTGTCCGTGTCCACCCTCACGTCGCTGATCCCGACCGTGCTGCCGAGCGGCCTCACGGCCCCGGGCGCCGGCGTGGGCGTCGTCGTCGAGCTCCAGAGCTGGAACGGCTCGACCTCGGGCGCCTCGGGCTCCCCCACCCACCCCACCGTGAAGCTGTCGGCCACCACGGCTGACGGCCTGATCGTCGGCGTGACCCAGGGGACCACCACCGGCCTCCAGGCGGCCACCACCACCGGCCAGGTGTTCAAGACGCGGCGCTACGGCATCGGCCTGGTGCTCGTCGACAACACGACCACGGTCGGCCACGCGCTCGTCCAGAGCACCGGCACGGCCGGCGTGGCGCACGACTCGGGTGGCGTGACCGGGACGACCAACGAGACCATCGGGGTCGCCCTCCAGGCGCTCACGGTCAATGCGGGCATCGGCATCATCTACGCCCTCATCAAGTTGACCTGACGCCATGACCACACAGGCTCCCTCGCGCCTACAGTTCAACGTCGCTCCGAACCTCTACGAGGACCCGAGCATCGCGTTCAACGACCTCCAAGAGCAGCTGATGGTCGCCAACGTCGACCACCGGCCGATCACCTGGCGCTATGCCCAGCGCGACTACGTGCTCGAACCGGGCGCCCGGCCCCGGCCGGTCAAGCTGGAGATCATCATCAAGTACCTGGGCGACCCGCGCTCGGCGCCGGGCATCCAGAACGTGATCCGCGTCCCGGGCGAGCAGGTCCCCGCCACGGTCCCCGACCGCTACAAGGAGCTGCGCCGGCTGTCGGTGCTCTACGGCGTCTACGAGGGCATGATGGAGCGGCTGGCCGACCTCAAGTTCAAGGATATGCCCAAGGACCGCACGGACCCGAGCCGTGACCTCTGGCAGGGCATGGACCCCAACTGGTACGTCGTGCCGCGCTTCAAGGTGCTGAACCTCGACGCGGTCGAGATCAAGTTCCCCGCCTACTACCCCGACGCGCACCCGTACCGCTACGAGTCCGACGCGAACGAGATGATGGGCGACGTGCGCTCCGAGCTCGACCGGACCCGGGCCATCCTGGCCAAGTACCAGGACCGGATCGAAACCCTCGAAGAACTGGCCACCAACGGTCAGGCCGAGATCCCCGGCGCCACGGCCGACACCGTTCAACCGCCGCTGGCGTGAACCCGCGTGAGTACCCCACGCTCACGCCGGGGGAGCTCCGGGGAGAACTGGCCACGCAGGTCGACTTCCTCTGCGCTGAGCACGTTCGCCTGGCCCGGTGCCTTTCGGATCACCAACGGGCCTACTGGCACGCCTACCAGCAGTCAGACGGTACATCTGTATCCGCCCGCCAACAGGACGCCTCTCGTTTCTCGCTGCCAGATTGGTGCGAGGTCCTCGAAATCCGAGGCGAGATCAACGCCACGGCGGTCAAGGTGGACCTTCTTCGGGCGCTTCTCGGGCTAGACGGGAAGGTCTCCCAGCGGGACACCTTTCCACCCGACAAGATGGTCACGGCTCTAACCTGAGGACGTGGGCAACTCCATCACCAAGGGCGACCCGGCCCGTGATCCCCGCTCGGTAGACGCCTGGCTCCACATCGACGACTTCACCCCGGGCATCTGGAACAACCAATGGATCTCCACCCAGGGCCAGATCGTCCCGGCCCCGCTCGGCTCGGCCGTCGAGCTCGGTACGTGGTGCTGCGGCGCCCTGGCCGGCGGGGGTCTCGGCCCGCTCCCGGCCATGGATCAGTCGGCCAGCTACCCGGTCTGGGAGCCGGGGGTCACCACGGCCTACTGCACCGGGTTCTTGGTGAACCCCGGCCTCGACAACGGCGACGACGAGATCATCCACATCTTCGAGTCGGACAACGGGACGACCCACTACCTCGATGTCTGGTCCCACATCCCCCAGACCAACACCGTGACGAACATCTTGTCGTCGCCCTCTGGGACCACGCCGGGCTACTTCGGCTCGCCCTACCCGACCTTCACCCGCATGACTCTCGGGGGCACCGGGAACCCCCACCCCGAGGTCGTGTTCCCGGCGGCCGTGGCGACCGACTCACAGGGCACGGCCGGCCACCTCTACATCTACCCGCCGATCCTCTCCCCGACATCCCCGAGCGTCCAAGACCTCATTGTCGGCCCGAGCTCGACCACGGGCCAGGTGATCGCGTACGGGAACCGGGTCATCGTGCTCACCGGCATCAACTACGGCTGGCCGGTCGGCTCGGGCATCAACACGAACGAGAACATCAACTACACCGACCCCCCTCAGTCGACCACCTACGGCGACCAGCAGAGCGTGTTGGGCACCGAGATCCCCTGGGGATACGGCGCCTGGGGGACTCAATCCGTGGGCGAGCTGATCCTCATCAAGAAGTACGGCGGGGCCGTCATGCTCAACGGCGACATCGACGCGCCGAGCTCGGTCATCACGCTCCCGGCCGTCCAGTCCACGGGTGACTTCGTCGGCCAGGCGTGCTCGGACCGCATCGGCCTCATCTATTGCTCGGAGGATCAGGGCGCGTGGCTCTGGAACGGCGGCAACACGTCGCAGAAGATTTCGATGCCGGTACGGGACAACTTCTACGTCAACGCCGACACCGTGCCGAACTGCAACAACTACGGCTTCAACGCCCAGCGCTGGCAGGACTGGATCATCTTCTCGAACAACTGGCTCTACAACCCAGACACGAACTCGTGGTGGGTCCTGTACCCCTCGACAGGCAACGGCGACACGACCACGCCGGCCCAGCCCTTGTTCTGGTTCGACCAGAGCCGGTACGGCAACTTCATGTACGCCTCGCCCATGGGCCTCGTCGACAACGGGACCCTGCAAGCCGACTGGCTTCTGCGGTTCAACTCGAAGCAGGGCGCCTCGCACTACAAGTGGACCATGACCCCCTACGCCGTCGGCTCACCCCAGCGCACGGCCGACATCCTCCAGGTGCTCGTGCGGGTTTCGGACCCGGCCAACACCGGCACGGCGCATTTCACGGTCTCGGTGCCCGGGACGACCTGGACCGAGAGCATCACGAGCGGGATCACCTCGACCCCGACCACTTTCCGCTTCAACATGGGGGCCGACACGCTCGGCCTCGACAACATCCAGATCGCCATCAACGGCGACAACACGACCTCGGGTGCAGCGGCCCCGGTGATCTGGTCGGTCGACATCGGCTACAAGGACCGGGCGCTCCAGCCCTCGCAGAACTGATATGGGGCATTGATATGGGACTCCCCAAGTGGTTGCTGATCTTCGGCAAGTCGGCTCGCAACGTCGAGCAGCCGGGATACGGCCAGGATATGAGGGCCATTGAGAACTGGGCCCACGCGCTCCAAGACAACATGATCCGAGAGATTGTGGCGGGCTCCAACGTCACCATCACGGACGGCGAGGGCCCGGTCGTGACGGTCGCCGCGTCGGGCGGCTCGGGAGGCTACGCCTCTCTCACCGGCCCCGGCGAAGGCTCGACCCCCGGCGACCTGACACAGGCCGGCGGCTTCACGGTCAACGACACCCAAGGCCACGGGGTCACGGTCAACTCGAACCACGGGAACGTCGCGGTCTACACCAACACCGGCTACATCAATCTCGACGCGATCGGCTCGGGCAACATCGGCTTCCTTACCTCGTCGGGAACGGTGTCGGCCACTGTGGCCGGCGGGACAGTCCTCCAGTGTGCCGTGGGCCACTCCTTCATCGGCGCCTACTTCAACTTCGGCAGCTCCATCTACTTGTCAGACACCGGATCACAGGGCATCACCATCACCACCTCCGGCTCCCCGTCCGTGGGGTTCGGGTTCTGTGACATCAACGCCAAGAAGTTCCGTGTCTACACCGGGGGCCCGAACACGGACGAGGTAATCGGGACCGACAACGACCTACACGGCAACGCCGAGCTCGGGTTCTTCGGGGCCACCCCGGTGACCCAGCAATCGTCCTCGGGGATTTCCACAGTGGCCGACCTGGTCACGGTCCTCAAGAACTACGGACTTCTGTCCTAAAATGCCGCTATGACCTGGACCCTTCTCCAAGCGCGGACGGAGGCACGGAGTCTGTTGGACGAGGACACGGCCCAGTTCTGGACCGATTCCCAGCTCAACTCGTGGATCAACCAGGGATGTTCGGACATCTCCCGCCGGGCCCTCTGTCTGCGCCAGGAGGTCCAGGTCCCGGTCACGGCCAACGTGCAGAACTACGACGCCCCCTCGAACATGTACCAGCTCTACCGGGTCGAGTTCGCCCCGAGCGACAACACGTTCATCTACCCGCTCACCTTCATGGGCTACCAGGAGGCCGACCAGGCATGGGGGACCTATCAGTCCTTCCCGGCCGCCTGGCCCGAGATCTTCACCCTCTGGATCAACCCCGGGCCGACAGCCGGCGCCGCCGCGCAGACCCCGTCAAACCTCCAGATCCGCCTGTTCCCCGTGCCGGCCCAGACTGGCGTGCTCAACGTGTTCTTCTACCGCGAGGCCGTGGCGGTCACGAGCGACACCGACCAGATCGACACGCTCCCGGGGTGGGAGGATCTGGCCGTCGAGTACTGCATCTACAAGGCCAAGCGCAAGGACAAGGAACCCGACTGGCAGGACGCCTTCAACTTCTACGAGCAGCGCTTGAACGACCTCATCATGGTGAGCTCGACCTTCCAAGACCAGCCCGGCACCTTCTCGACCGGGCAGAGCTCGTGGCCTCCGTGGGCGAACGGGATGCTCAACTCGGGGGAGTGGTAGATTTGCCCTACACCAAGCAGCTCGGGCCTGACGACCAGGCCGCCATCCGCTCGTCGCAGGCCGCCGCGACCAACCCCGGCGGCGCCCTCACCGGCACGCCGAACCTCTACGGGACCAACGCCGGGTTTCTCAACTCCCAGAACGCCGGCCAGGTGGCCACCGGGGTCGCCCTGGCGGGCGCCCTGCCGACGATCGCCGGCTCGGGCCTCTCCATGGCCGGCCTCCTGTCCGAGATCGGACTGTCGGGCCCGACCTCTCAGCTCTCGGCCGACCAGCTCGCCCAGGAGCTCGCCTACTCCGAAGCCGGCCTCGGCATCAACCAGGAGCAGAACGCCATCTCCCAGCAGGGCAACGCGGCCCAGCTCGGCTTGCTCAACACCCAATGGGGCCTCGAGAACCAGGAATACGGGCTCCAGCAGCAGCAGTACCCCGAGCAGCAGGCCCAGGCGGCTCTCCAGCACCAGCTCAACGTGGCGGGGATGCAGGACCAGGGCGCCATCTCGGGCACGCTCAACACCCAGGGCTACGGGCGCCAGAAGTCGGCCGAAGCTCAGCAGTACGGGTGGCAGCAGGCCGACATCTCCCGGGCCCAGCAGCTCGCCCAGCTCAACCAGCAGGGCTCGGCGGCCCAGTACCAATACAACGTCGGGGACCTGGCGCGTGCCGAGCAGAATCTCCAGCTCGCCGCCCAGCAGAACGGCATCTCCTACGACCAGCTCCAGAGTCAGTTCGCGGCCGGCCTTAACCAGATCGGGATTCAGGGCGACCCCACCCAGCTCTACCTCCAGTACCTCACCCAGCAATCGGGTCAGGTGGGGGGCCTCGGTCAGGCGGTCGGAGAAGCAGGGATCGTGAGCCCGGGGCAACTAGCCTCGGGTGCCATGGCCGGGGGATTCAACCCCACGGCCCTGTTCGCGGGGATCGGGTAGATGGCCAAGAAGAAGAACGAGAAGGCGCAGGACCCAGTCGCAGCCTTCCAGCAGGTCCAGCAGGGCCAGGGAGGCGACCCGCTCTCGGGCGTCGGTGACTTCATCAAGAATCACTGGAAAGAGATCGTCGCGAGCGGGTTCGTCCCCGGCGCCGCTCCCCTCTTTGAGGCCCAGGGTGTGACCAAGGAGCTCTCTCCGAACGACTCGGGCGCCAAGGGCAAGGCCAAGGGCAAGGCCGAGAAGGTCCCGAGTCCGACCACGGCGGCCCCGCAGGCCACCCAGCAGAGTCCCTTCGACCAGCTCATCAACTCCCTGGCCCAGTCCTACCTCACCCAGGCAGACCAGCTCCAGAGCCTCGTATCGGGCGCAGCGGCCCCTCAGCTCCAGGCACAGGCCGCACAGGGAGCGGCGGGCCTTCTGGGCGGCTCACCGGCCGCTGGGGCCCTCCAGGGCCTTGCAGCTTCCGCACCGCCGATCCCCATGGCCGGCCAGGTGGCCAAGGACCAGCAGGCACAGGGCAACGCCTACGCTGCCGGCGCCCTCGGGGTGGCCGGGGCCATGCCCGCTCTCGGCCAGGCCGAGACCCAGTCCCTCGCCGCCGCGCCCTACCAGCAGTTGCTCACCGAGCTCGTGAACGAGGCCACCTACCGGGCGTCGAACCCCCAGTACGGCGCCTCGGCGCTGGGCCTGACGAACCAGAACACGCCGAGCTGGCTGCAAACGGTCATGCGCAACCTCGGAGTCCCGGTCGGGAGCGCCACGAGCACGGTCAACAACCTGCTCACCAGCCCGAACCAGGCGGCGACCGGCGGACAGGGAGGTTCGACGAACGTCAACACCAAGGGCTCCACCGCGGGCGGGGGGTAACCCGTGGCCCTCAAGTCGAACTATCAGTCGTTCGAGCAGGACTGGAACAAGACGGTCGCCTGGGCCCAGACCCAAGGCATCAACCGCAACTCGTGGTACCCCATCTACCAGATGGATTCGGCGCGCCTGCTGGCCGGCGAGAACCCGATGTCGACCTCGGAGCGCACCCGGGCCATCCTGGCCGCGCACAACCCCAACGAGGTCACGCCGGTCGCCTCGGACAAGCGGGACCCGACGAACATCATGGGCAACACGGTCACCGACCTGCGCAACATCTTCACCGGCCTCTCGCCCAACCACCTCGTCGCCAACATCTTCGACACGGTCAAGGACACCGTCATTCACCCCTCGACGTTCATCCGGCCTACCGAAGAAGTCCTCGGGGGTGCCCTAAGCGGGAACACGAAGGAGCTCAAGAGCGGGCTGGAGCAGGCGGCCGGCCTCACCGGGCCCGGTTCGATCCTGTCGTGGCTCCCGGGCGTCTACGTGGCCGGCGAGGTCGCCCAGGGCGGCGTGGGCGAAGTCCTGTCCCGCCCGGTGTCATCGTTCCTTGACGTGGCCCCGTTCGCTGACACCGGCGAGATCATCGCCCGGGCCGCCGGCGCCTCCCGGGCGGCGTCCCTGGCCGAGCGCCTCGGCTTCAAGTCGGTCGACGATCTGCGCCAGGCGTCGATCCCCGGCATGGCCAAGCAGTTCGCCATGACCCGCAAGATCGGGGACCTTCCCGAGTTTTCCCGCAAACTGACCGGCCCGTCGCTCGTGGAGGCAGACGGCTCGGTACGGACAATCGGTTCCATGATCGACAAGTGGATCACGGCACACACCGGCATGGGCAAGACCCTCGCCGCGCTGATGAAGGGGATGCTGGAGGTCAACCAGCACCAGACCGACAAGGAGCTCGGCGGCTTCGCCCCCGGCGCCACGGCGCTGAACGAGCTCAAACCCGAGCAGTTCAATCAGGTCATGGCCATCGCCCACAAGACGGACCCGGCGACCAAGGGCATGAGCGAATACGAGATAGCGAACGACTCTCGCATCGACCCCAAGGTACGCACGGCCGTGAGTCTCTACAACGACTCTCGGAACTATGTGACCGATCTGGCGCTCGCCGGCGGCCACGTCATCCCGCGTGCCCTGCCGGACGGCTCCGTGGCCATGCTCCACACGGTCGGGAAGTCCAAACTGATCGACGCCTCAGACGAGATGCAGGCGGCCCAGGACGACCTCCTGGCCGCGATGGAGCCCACCCACCGGCTCGTGACTCGCTCCATGCAGCTCGACGCCCAGGGCAATCAGATCCTCAAGCAGCTCAACGCCGCATGGGTCCAGTCCTACAAGGCGGCCCAGGAGCTCGACGGCAAGCAGCGCTGGGAGCGGGTGGCCGTCGAAGGCGGCAAGCGGCCCCGAGTGGTGGCCTACGACCTGCGCAAGGAGTCCGAGTTTCTGTTCGGCAAGACCGAGGACCCGGTCACCGGCACCCGCGACGAGGGCGTGGTTGGCCAGGTGGTCTCGGCCATCAACGACCGGGACTGGGCGGCGGCCAAGGCTATGTCGGCCGTGGCGCTGCGCCATCTGCGCAAGTCCGGCCCTGACGCCATCGCCGCGGACCTCCACCCCGCTTTCGGCTTGCTCCAGGGCTACATGAAGGCGGTCAACGACTGGGCGACCAAGCGCCTCGAATACGACACCAAGTTCCGCGCCGAGTTCGAGAAGGACGGGAAGTTCGGCAAGAAGGGCGGCCCGTGGGACCGCTACCTCAAGGCCCGCAAGAAGTTCGAGAAGCAGGCCAAGCTCCACCCCACGGCTGAGTGGACCGACGTGGTCAAGGATCTGTTCGTCAAGAACCTGCTCGACCAGGAGGACAAGTACCACCGGCTCGAAGTCATGGCCACGGCGCTGCGTGACCGCGGCTGGGCCGACGAGAAGGTCGAAGCCCTGCGCCACGACCCGGTCAAGTTCGCCCAGCTCGCCTACATGGAGTACCGGGCACTCGGCACCATGCCCTACGGCGACCCGATTCTCACCCCGGGCGAAGAACGAGCTCTGTGGAAGTCGGCGCTCGACCAGGCCGACAAGCTGCGCAAGTCCGGTCACGACGTTCAGTGGCTCCCACGGGTGACCTCGCTCGACGAGCGGGACTACGAGGGCGGCCGCTACGGGGTGCACGTCGCCTCGACCGGCAAGGCCCGGCGCTCCCGGCGGGCCTTCTCGCGCAAGATGGACATCACCGCCGAGCGCCACGACCCGGTCGCCGCCGTCCACATCGCCGCCAAGGAGATGCTCCAGATCGACGGCACGATCGAATACGCCGAGCGCTACCTCTCCCCGCACATCGTTGCCGGCGACGATATGTACCGGACGATCCTCGACGGCGGCTCGGGCCTCCAAGACGTGTTCACGGAGTACCTCCAGCAGGGCACGCCGGCCGACGCCATGCAGCGCATCATGCGGGATCACTTCAACATGGTCTCGTTCGATCCCAAGGGCCTGTTCGGCTTCACGCTGCCACGGTGGAACCCGGGCGAGACCGGGCTCTACATCCCCAAGTCGATAGCCGACGCCCTGCCGAAGATGCTCGACCGGGGCCAGTTCCCCCTCGACGGCGCCTACGACAAGGTCACCAACCTGTTCCGGTTCTCCATCTTGAAGATGAGCCCGCGCTACACGGCCCACGTTGTGTTCGGCGGCACGTTCCTGCTGGCGCTGCGCTCCACGCCGAACATCGTGCGGGCCTTCCCCGAGGCCATCAAGATCATGCGGGACCAGGGCGTCGTGCCACGTCAACTGTTCGACCGCACGGCCCCCCAGTTCGGCATCGACCCGGTCGAGTACCGCACCGTGAAGGCCGGCACGCTGCGCACGAGTGTCCCGGCGCACGAGTACGAACCCACGCAGATCGACAAGAACCGCGCCGCCATGCTGGGCACCCCCGACGACCTGCGCACGTCGGGCAACCGGGCCTACCTGCACAAGATGGGCGCCGACTCGGCACGCTGGCTGGCCGAGGAAAACATTGAGAAGGTCCAGGGCGTGAAGCTGGCCGCGGCGACCGCCATGCACCACCTCAAGGCGCTGGGCGACATCAACTACAAGTTCACCAACTGGGTCTCGTCGTTCCAGCGGGCGACGGCCTATGTCGACTACCTGGCCGGCGCCGAAAAGAAACTCATGCGCGATCCGGTCACCGGCGAGTCGATTCCCATGACCAAGGACCGGGCCCACGCCGAGGCCATGCACCACGTCTACAAGGTGATGGGCGACCTCCAGGCCATGACCCCGCTCGAACGGGGCGTGTTCACCAAGGTCATGCCGTTCTACGGCTGGACCAAGCACATCCTCGAGTACACCCTCACCTACCCGTCCGACCACCCGTTCCGAGCCTCCGTGCTCGCCGTGCTGGCCAACCAGGACTCCAGCTCGGTCGCGTCGGGCCTGCCGACCCGGCTCCAGTTCCTCATGTTCCTTGGCTCGCCCGACGCCCAGGGCAACGTGAACGCCATCGACGTGCGGACCTTCGACCCGCTGCGTGACGTGGCCAACTACGCCACGCTCGGCGGGTGGATCTCGGCGCTCAACCCGGTCATCACGGCCCCGCTGGCCATGGTCGACCCGAGCATCATCTACGGCGGGAACCCGCTGTACCCGAACGTCACCTACGATCAGTTCTACGGCATCGAGACCGCCGGCGCCCAGGGCAACGCCGTGACGGCCGTCGAGCAGGTCGTCCCCCAGGTCCAGGCGCTCCAGGCGGCTCTCCAGACCTCAGGCGAGTTCAAGCGGCTGGCGGCCACGAACCCCAACTCGTTCGCCAAGACGATCTTCAACGCCCTCAACATCCCCTTCGCCCAGGTCCAGCACCTCAACCTCAAGCAGATCGCCGCGAAGGACGAGATGGACCGCTACCACACGGCCCTCCAGGCGTCCCAGAACGCATTTCAGTCGGGCGACTTCTCGGCCATCCAAGGCCTTGCGAGCGTCCCGCTCCCGACCAACGCCGAGTACGAGGTCACCCCGACCTACCTGGAGCAGCTCTACAAGACCCTGGCCGCCCAGTACCCGGGCCTGCCGCCCGCCGAGGTCGCACCCACCCCGCCACCACCCCCTCTGTAGCCTTCCGCATCCCGTTGGGTTACAATCAGGGGCGTGATAAAGGTGTGCCGGGGTTGCGGCGCGTGGTTCAGGGACGAAGCAGCAGAGAAGCGGTGTCCTCGCTGCCGCTCGGAGGCGCCCGTGTTCCCCCCGATCCCTCCTGACCTGGAGAAACACGCGTGAGACCCCGGCACACCCGTCGCACCGACAAGGAGCTGGCCGGCGCCACGGTCCAGCGGGCCACCCGCCTGCCGGCGGCCCAGGTCGACGCCGTGCTCGAGGCCGTCGACCGTGGCATCCCCGAGGTCCATTCCTTCACCGACGCTGTCACCGACGCCCTGTGGCTCTGGCTCTACGAGCTCGACCGAACGGCCGTCGCCTACAAGGTGAGCCGGCCCGCCGCCGCTGCGCCCATTCAGGAGCGTCCCGAGCAGGTGCGCGAGTCGGGCCTGGTGATCCCCTCGACCGAACCTCAACCTGAACTAGAGGTTCAAGAGGACGGCACGATGGAGCTCGTGGGCGAGGACGAGATGGTCTGGACCGGGGCCTCCCGGCCCGACTTCGGTTCGATCCCGCTGCCGCCGGCCGATGGCGTTTGAGGTCCAAGAGTCTGAGGGGCTCAAGATTGAGTGGGACGTGCCGGTCCCGGCGCGCCCGTTCATCACGGCCCGGGTCCAGAACGAGGGGCTCTGGACCAAGCGCCTGAACCCGTTTCGCCAGCACCCCGGCCGCAGGGCCCGCATCCTGGTCCTCCCTGGGAAGGTCCCGGTCAAGTCGAAGAACACGGTCGACAACATCAAGCGGGCCCTGGAGCGCCACGACCCCTACGAGATATGGAAGCTCGAACGGTTCCGCAACGACGAGGGCGACTACGAGATCTTCTGCACCTACGAGGGCAAGATGTCCGAGGCCGAGTACCTCAAGAAGATGCGGCTCCGTGAGCAACGAGGCGACGTGATCCGACAGGGGCGGCTCAAGAACCAGCTCAAGAAGGAGAAGGCGCTGGCCCGTTCCATGCTGAGCGGATCGTTGCGTCCCCCCACTGTGTAGCGCCTCGCTGTAGCATCCCTGTCCATGGCCGCTATCGGGCAGACCGTTTCCGTAGGGACCTCGGCAACCCAGTTGTTCCAGGTGCTCGACGCTGTGAGCTATCCCGCCTCCCCGACCGCCACCCAGTTCAAGGCCGGCTCGGCCAACGACCCGCTCCCGATCCTTCTCTCGGTACCATCGGGCGGCACGGTCTACCTGGGAGGCTCCACGGTGACCAACTCGGGCGGCGCTTCGCCCGGGTGCGCCGTGGCGGGGCCGGCGACCTTCTCGTACAACGCCATCGGTGACGACTCGCTGTACGCCGCGGCGTCCTCAGGGACGGTCTTGGTCGGCGTCTGCGTGATGAGGCAGTAGGCGTGCCGCTCAACTCGGGTGGTGGCTGGGCCGGCGGCGGCGGGGGCGGCGGCGGTTCCCAGGGCGCGCAAGGAGCTCAGGGCGCGCAGGGCCCGTCCGGCGGCGCGCAAGGTTCCCAGGGCGCCCAGGGCGCCCAGGGCGCCCAGGGGGCTACGGGTACTGGCTCCCAGGGCGCCCAGGGTGCCACGGGCTCCCAGGGAGCTCAGGGAGCGACCGGGACCGGAGCACAAGGCGCACAGGGTCTCCAGGGCACTCAGGGCTACCAGGGCAACCAGGGGTCGACCGGCACCCAAGGCTCGCAGGGCTCGGGCGGGTCGCAGGGCACCCAGGGCTCGCAGGGATCGCAGGGAGCACAGGGCGCCACACCTTCCCTCCCGCTGTCGATCGCCAACGGCGGCAACGGCCCGGGCGTCAACTACACGACCAAGAACACCAGCGCGCTCCCGTACACGTCGCTCTCAACCGACCTGGCCGTCGCCCTCACCGGCTCCACGGCCTCGCAGACCCTCACGTTGGGCACGAGCTCGGTCCAGACCGGGCAGCGCATCTACGTCAAGAACGAGTCCAGCGTGGCGGTCACCGTCGCCGCGGCCACAGGGACGGTCGACAAGGTCTCTCTGGCGCCCAGCGAGGCGGTTGTCTACCTGTTCGACGGCACCAACTGGTATGCCTGGGCGACCTCGCAGGGCCTCTATCAGTACGGGCAGCGTGTCGCCTACGCCGTGGTCACGTCGACCTTCTCCTTCTCGGTCGCCACGGTCAACACCTGGACGGCCTCGGGCGGCTCGCCTCCGAGCATCACGCTTCCGAACGACGGCAACGTGTACCGGGTCGAGTTCCGCTGCGCGGCGGTCACCTCGAACCAGGCGCAGACCACGAGCATCGGTATCGGCACGTCAACCTCGGCGGTGATTGCGGCCTCGGCCACGGGCGAGGGTGCGGTCAACCAGCTCGGCGTGCCCATGACGATCACGGCTCAGAACGTCACCGGCACCGGGCAGACCATCTCGGTCTACGCCGCGTTCACCACGGGCTCGACGGCCGCCACGATCAACTGCGTGGCCACGGCCGCCGGCTCGTCGACCAGCACCGGGTTCACCGGCCCGTGCGAGCTCGCCGCCTACCGGGTGGCCTGATGTCGGGCATCCACATCAATCCCGCCAACCGGGGCAAGTTCACGGCCTCGGCCAAGCGCGCCGGCGAGGGTGTCCAAGAGCACGCACGCAAGGTGCTGGCCAATCCCAACGCGTCGTCGACGGAGAAGAAGCGGGCCAACTTTGCGCGCAACGCGAAGAAGTGGGCGCGCAAGCACAAGCGCTCGTCGGGGCGCGCCAAGAGGCGCTAGATGCCCTCACAGTCTCAAGCACTCTCCGAGCTGCTCAAGGCGCTCGTGGTGGCCTTCGGCGCTCCGGTCCCGACCTCGGACGGCCTGGGCGAGCTGCTCACCGCGCTTATCGCTGCGGTGCAGAACAGTGAATCGGGCCCGCAGGGTCACCAGGGTGCGCAAGGTCTCCAGGGCGCCCAGGGCATCCAGGGTGCTATCGGCTCAGTCGGGAACCAGGGCGCCCAGGGTTCGACGGGCGCCGGCTTCCAGGGCGCCCAGGGCGCCGCCGGCACGGCCGGCTCCCAGGGCCCGCAGGGACCGCAGGGGTTCCAGGGCTCGTCGCAGGGCAACCAGGGGTTCCAGGGCAACCAGGGGTTCCAGGGCCCCTCGGGGGCCCCACAGGGCTCGCAGGGCAACCAGGGCTCGCAGGGGCCGCAGGGTCCCTCAGGCGGGAACCAGGGCTACCAGGGGTCGCAGGGAGCTCAGGGCTACCAGGGTGCGCAAGGCATCCAGGCGGCCCAGGGCGCCCAGGGCTCGGTCGGGGCGCAGGGGGCCCAAGGTCTCCAGGGAACGGCCGGCGTCCAGGGTTCGCAGGGCTCGGTCGGCACGCAGGGCGCCCAGGGCCTCGGCTTCGGCACCGTGGTGGCCAAGTCGGCCGACTACACGGTCCTCACCGGCGACTCGGGCACCGAGCTCGTGTTCAACGGCACGGGCCTCACGGCCACGCTCCCGGCCTCTGCGCCGGCCCAGCCGTGGATGGTCACCTTCATCAACCTGAACGCGTCGGCCCTCACGATCAACCCGAACGGCCTCACGCTCAACGGCTCGACCTCGAACCTTCTCATCTCCCAGAACGCCGGCACCTTCGTCTGGTCGAACGGCACCGGGTACAACTACCTCATCGCCCCGACCGGGCCCCAGGGGTCTCAAGGCTCGCAAGGGTCGCAGGGGTCGACGGGTACTGGCGCGCAAGGAGCTCAGGGCGCCGCCGGCACGGCCGGACCTCAAGGAGCTCAGGGGGCGACCGGCCCGCAGGGGTCCCAGGGATCGCAGGGGTCGCAGGGCTCGACGGGTACTGGCGCGCAGGGAGC